ACGCGCGCCTGGTCGTCCTCGGCGTCGAGGAACGTGCGCGAGACGTCAGCCTTCGGCGGGCGCGCGTAGAGCAAACTCAGGAGCACCTTCATCGTGCTCCAGAACAAATTCACCCGAGACTCAGCCCGGCGCCACTCGTCGCGCTTGTCGAGGTAGCGCTCGACGATCTTGTCGCCGTCCTCGTGAAACTTCTCTAGCTCCTTGCGCGACGCCTCGATCTCGACCGACCAGCGCTGCGCCATGCCGGCCGGCGTGTCGGCGAAATCGCTCTCAGACTCAATGCGCGTCGCGTCTTCCACTAGCCCACCCTGCCGCTCTGATGCGGCTGGCAATCCCAGATGTCGTCCAAGGCGAAAATGTAGGTCTGTTCGCCTCGCGGTGCGATAATAGCATCACCCCTTGACAAATTGAAAGAAACTGGCCTCGCGGCCAGCGACAAATATCGAAACGCGTCCGAGGCGTGCGAGTGCTGGTCGTGTTTCGGGCGGTTGCGGTAGGTCTGCGTGCGCTCGTCCCACTCGCGGCCGTACGCGCGCAGGTGCTCGATCCCCTCGTAGGTCTTCTTCTCGTCGAACCAGCACTTCGGCAGCGTCAATCGCGCAGCCTCGATGCCATCCTGCAGCGACAACTCCGGCACCAGGCGCGGGGTGATGCCCGCAGCCAGGAACTGCTCGATGATCGACTTGCCGGTTTGGAGTGATTTGGCTTTGGCGTCGTGCGGCAGGTAAACATTGCCGACCTTGTACGGCCGGCTCTTCACCCAATCGATGTAGTGCGCGATCGGCTGCCCGTCAGCCTCGTAAAACTCGCAGACGCGGTACCCGCCCGGCACCGTCTGCCAGCCCCACCACGAGCAACTGTCCGTAAAGCCCAGGTCCGCCACCAAATCGACCGGAAAATTGGCGTCGATCGTGAACTCCTTGACACGACCCTGCTCGTACGCCTCGCCGATCAGCTTCGCGTAGTACGCACCCGGCACGCTCGCGTCGAAACTGATCTCGTACTCGATCGCGAACGTCTCCTCGGTCATCTGCGCCTTCGCGTCGGCAAGCTCGTCGGGGTGCAAAATCCCCGTCTTGCTCGCCGGCAGCTCAAGCAAAATGTGCGTTTCGGGATTTAGACGCGCCTCCTCGCGCATCTGCCAGAAAAAGTTCTTTCCAGCCGGAGTCCCGGCGAAGATTGCCCAGCCTTGGCGGTCGGAGAGTGCCGGGCGCAGTACGCTGTACCAAGCGCTCGGGCGGACCTGGCCCGTCTCGTCGATCACGACCCCATCGAAATACATGCCGCGGTACGCGTCTGGGTTGTCTGCGCCGCCTACGAAGATCGTTGACTCATCGCCGCGGCCGTTATGGATCGACACCTTCAGCTCGCTCTCGTTCGGCGGCTTGCTCCAGAGCGGCTTCGTCAGTTCCTTCAGGTACGTCCACGCGACCTTCTTCGCCTGGTCGCGAAACGGGGCTAGGTAGGCGAATTGCGGCCGCGGGTGCGGACACTCGAGCGCGCCCAGTACCAGATCCGCGCACATCGCGACCGTCTTCCCAGCGCGGCGGTGCGCGACGACGACCGCCCAGCGCGCAGTGCGGTTGTGTAGCGGAATAAAGGCTGCGCGGGGCTGGTAGGCGTTGATGTCCATTTTTGCTCAACACCTCATTTTGCGAACGGCGGAGAGGGGGGAAGGGAACCCTTTTCTCAGCCCACCCCCGGCTCCGGGTTCGAGGGGGGATGGGGGGTCGGATCGGCGGCCGCGGGCGCCTCGAGGGCGCGCGTCGGGTCATCAACCCGAAGGTCTTCGGTCAATTGCCCTTGCGTATCAATGACTTGCGCATCGATGACGTCAGAGTGGGACGTAGATGGGACGCGCTGCCCTATCGCACGCCCCTGCAGCCAGGGTAGAGCCACCACGATGCCGCCCTCGACCTTGGTCTGCAGCTGTGCGGGTATCGCCTTAGAAACAAACGTGGCGAAGATCTGGCGGTCCTGTACGCCGCCCTGAGCGCGCTCTACGAGCCACCCAGCGAGCCCCTTGGGGTGACACTGGCCCGGCTGGCAGGCCGCCTCTATGGCCTCTTTGATCGTTCTGGTGGCCTTATTCGGCACGCCCTTGGGGCGGCCGGCGGGCACAGGCGCGCCGGTGATCGGGCTGCGGCCACGGGGCGCGTCGGGCGTGGGCGCCGTATCGAAACGCTTTCGTTCTTTCCGTTCCGCGACTACGGTCTGCATGGCGTTGTGAATTTACACACGCGCGGCGCCTTTCGCAACACCCGCGTTTACATCATCTCGGCGAGTCTCCACCCAAACCAGAACAATCGCATGAACCAGTACGCGACGAAGCCGATCGCGGTCGGCGCGAGGAACATGACCGCGACCCCGCCGAGTGACCACGTCCAAACCTCTCGATCGTGAGCATCCATAAGCACCTCCGAGCCCCCACCCTACCACGCTCGCCCCGCGTTGCATCGCCGCAACACTGTTGCGCCACCGCAACACACCCCGCCTTCCATGCCCTTGAATCTGCGCTCGCAGTGAGTGCGGGCGCACTTGCGCCTGCGCGCGCGCGCCCCCCCACACCCCCTGAGCGCGTGCGCGCGCGCCTCTGGGGCGCTGCGCGGCACTTTGCGCTTGCACTGCGCTTGCACTCGCGGGCGCACTGCGGGCGCGCGGGCGCGCATTCTGTTGCAGCCCGTGAGCGCCTTTGACCGGGCGCCCGAGCCGCGTCCGTGCCCTTGCCTGGCACCCTCGCCGCCCCTATCCGCATAGTGGTCGTGTTGCGTTATTCTCATTGCGTTGCGGTTCGCCCCGCGCCAACATGCGCACACCCCGGCGGGTGCCGGGCAACGACGCAAACGAGGGAGAACGACATGAGCCTGGCCGCCATCATCATCACTGTACGCATGGACCTATCCGCCCTCGCCGAGATTGCCTGTTGCGACCACGGCGAGGCGGCGTTCGTGTTGCTCGAGCTGCTGGCTGACGGCCACGCTGGCGCGGATCTGCTGGCGCTGGACATGGACGCGATCGGCGACGCCTTGCGCCGCGCATGCGAGCGCATGGACGCGCTTGAGATTCCGGCTTGACCGATGTGTTGCTCTTTTCGCATGACTGTGAGGTATGCACAATGTGGGAACTGATCTTTACCGCCGCGTGGCTGCTGAGCTGGGCTGGGCTTGTGTGGCTCGCGTGCTGGTTCGTCTGGGACGTGTTTGTGCGCCCCCGACGCCGGCGCATGGGCGCGAGCCTGCAGGCCGACCCAGAGCTGCTGCGGCGGTTACAGGAGGCGCGGCGCGAGTTGGGCTCGCGCTGGGTACTGGACGAGAGCCGGCCGCCGGTCGGCTGGGGGGTCAAGCGATGAACGAGTTCATTGTGATGCGCGGTGTTGACGGCGACACGGGCGCGTTTGTGGAGACGCGCGTGGACGAGTTTGCGACCGCGGTTGAGGCGGTGCAGTCGTTCTCGCGGTTTCTGGTTGGCGTTGGCTACGCGCCGGAGAGCGTACACGAGGCACTGCAGGAGGTGGCGTATGAGACCCGCCCCCGCCCCGCTCGCTGAGCGCGAGTCGACGCGGCACTTGCGCCTGGCACTGCGCGACCTGGTGCGCCAGCTCTGCGAGTCGGTCTCGCGCGAGATAGTGTTACAGGCGCGAGTGCGCAGGCTGGAGCTTGAGCTCGAGGAGCGTGATCGGAGGTCACATGTCACGCATTGACATCGACAACATCAGCCCGCCTGGTGCGTGGCAGCGCGAGTGGGACATGCGCTCGCACACCGACGCAGAGTTTCGCCAAGAAATCCGCGAGCTACGCGAGCGCCTCCGCGGCTACCTCGCCGACATCCGCCGCCTCGAGGCAGAGGTGGCAGAGCTCAAGCGCCACGCTGAGAACCAATGGGTGCGCGAGCCATGAGCGTCTTCTACGCCGCGATGAGCGACCTCGAGATCGTGGGCCACGTCAACGCGATACCCGACGCGAGCGAGCTCAGCCAGGCGCTGGCTGCGCGCGTGCGAGCACTCGCGACTGAGCGCGATCGCCTGGCGCGCGAGTTGACGAAGGCGCGGCAGCAAACGCTGTCGCTTGAGCTTGGCGTGGCGCTTGACAAGGTCGCCGCATACGAAGACATCACGAGTGGAGGTTGACATGCCAGTTGGAGGAGCCCCGCCACCGTCGCTGTGGCAATTGCTTTTTGTGTTGTTGTTGCTGGCCGGTGTCGTCGGCATACCGCTGGCGGTGCCTGGCTGGCTGATTGTGACAGTCGTGGAGTGGCTGCAATGACTACACTACGTGAAGCCGCCCAGCAGGCGTTGGAGGCGTTGGAGTATTACCGAACTGGCGAAGACTACCAACCAACCCCAGCAAGTGAAGCCATCACCGCCCTCCGCGCCGCGCTGGCAGAGGATGCCCTGCAACGATTCACAGATGTGAACCAAGAGATTGAGGCCGCGCTGGCAGAGCCGGTGCCTCCGGCCGAGGCCCAGACCGAGGCAGAGAAGATTGCCTACTGCGCAG